ACTACGTCTGTTTTTTAAATAACACATACCGTAGCAGCGTTTGTCTGCTTTACATGCTTCCCAAAATATAAAGAACAACCTGTTAGCTTCCCTAAAGTCAGGAGCACCAACATCTATTTTACTCCATTGAAGATACATATAATGACTACCTGTTATATATGTAGGCTCATTATTATTCATAAACCAAAAGCCTTCGTCACGACGCTTAAACTCTTCGTCTATATAATCATACCACTGCTCTTTTGACTCTTCTGGATATGATCTCCAATCAAATATGTTTTTTAATTTACCTAATTCTTTAGGATATTCTAGCCTTTGCCATTTTCTTTTATCTGACAAATACACTGATTTCGGTTCAGACGGCAGCCCAATTCGCAAACCTTGAATCTCCACCACTTGTCCAATTTTTCCAGTTTTTGATATAACGACAATATCATGTTCTTTATTGTATCCATATTCCCATTTTTTAGATTTATTAAGCCGACTAATAGTAGTCTTCTTAATAGGTTCAACAATTTTATATAGTGTTTGCTCGCTTATCATTTAGATCTTCCTTCAGCAAATCCTTTAAATACTTTTTCTTTTTTATCTTCAGGCTCTTTACCTTCTAATATATTCTCTTCTTCTTGTACACGGTTGAGTATTTCAAAAGCATCAAATATAGCTAGCTTTTTTGTAGCTGCTGCGTTTTTTAATCTATCAGCAGAAACATCTTCTTCAGTATTAGTTATAATTTGCTCTTCTGCAACTTTAATTAATTCATCAACAGCTTTACGCCCAGCTAGGATTATACGCCTCTTCGTCTCCTTGATACTCATATTTAATTGTAATAAATTTATTTAAAACGCGGTATAGCTTAGTATTGTCTATTATAAACTCGTAAGTTGAAAAAGGTGTAAAGCCAACTAACTCGCCAATATCATTTACACCGTCAGTATACTTGACAATACCTACGCACTGTTCTTCGACTTCTTCAGCAAGATTATTTCTTTGCTTTATAGGCTGAACAAAACAGTAGCCATTACAAGCTTTCCACTTGTCTTTTGACTTGTAAAGAAATATTTGATCTTCACTAACTATATAAGTGTCTTCATCAAAAAAAGCTTTACTGTTTTTTTCATTACCGTATGTGTCATGCCATCTTCTAAAGACGTTATGATGTACAATGACAGTATCACCAACTCTTATATTTGTATCAAAAGCTGTAGGCGTAGCTTTAACCACAGCTTGCCTATTGACAAACTCATGGTTAAATATTTCAGAATTTAATATTAAATCTGAATCGCCAACTTTTTTCACGTTGTTGTATCTATTACCTAAAGGCTCTATTACAAAACTATGTGTAGCTTTCACTAATACTCTAAGTTGTATTCAACTGAAACAGCCATATTCTTATTAAAGTCTTTCCAAGGTAATACATCTTTGTTTTTTCTAATATAAACAGAAAATTTATCTTTTTCTTCTATAATATCACAAATAGTATGACCACCGTAAACTTCTTGCCCAACAGCATAGTGCATAGCTTCGTTCTTATAGTCTTTACCTATACTAATCTTTCTTATCAGCTTTGCCATCTGTGTAGTCTATTTCTCCAGTTTGAATATTAATATTTACAGTACCATATTCTTTTTCAAACTCTGATTGTAGTAAAGTTAATTGATCTTGTACAGCTTGAATATTATGAAGCATGCCGTGCTTTTTAGTTTCTAGCATACCAAGCTCTAGTTGAACTCTATTTAAAGTGTTAACTATTGTTTGAACTTTTTGTAATTGTTCGTCTGTAATTTTTTCTGCCTTAGGTTTAAGGTCTACCATTTTCTCCTTCTTAGGAGTTTTCACTTTTGCCATAATTTAATTTAATTTAATTGTTAATATATATTTAATTTGCCGTTTAAATAATTTCTAACGTCTGTAGCTTCGGCAGAGCTAAGCGCTTTGTTATAAACTAATACTTCGTATATGTTACCGTCAAAACTACTGGTACCAGCTGCTGTTAATGCACCTACAAAGCCATAGTCAAAAGGATTGTTGTCACCATCGTGGCTACCAGTTGATTCTAAACTTCCGTTAATTCTTAAAAATGCGTTGTTAGAAGTTCCATCAGCAACTTCATACTCTAATAGTTGCTTAGTACCGTCGGTTGCTATAGCTGTAGTTGCGTTTAAAGTTACTGTTTGGCCGTTAGCCCTAAGCCTATGCTGAGTACTACTACCTCCTTGACCTATTCTCAAGAAATCAGTGTTTGCGTTAGCTAGCAAGTTGTTTGTGGAGTGCTCATCGGAGGCTATAGCAAAAAATATGTGAAACTGATTTACCGTTTGCGCTGCTGATAACTGTAAAGCGTCAGCATCACTGTCGCCTTCCCATTCACCTCCACCATCTACTAAGTAAGGTTTTGCGCCAACGCTTGCTGTAGCATTAAGCCCATTACTAGAAGAATCGGCCCAAGCGTCAATAACCGCTGGATCACCTGAAGATGTTATGCCAACTCCGTTTTGTAGCCAAAGCTGAAGGCCAGATATATCTGTAGGTGTAAAAGATATAGAGCCAGCTTGAGATATGCTATTACCTAGTCCTAGCATTAGTCGCCTATGTAAGCTATGCACATACCTGAAGTTAAATCTATTTCTGTATATCTACCGTAAATAGTAACTCCTTTAGGAAAAGTATTTGAAGCATCAATTTGCAAACCACCAGATCCTGATATTGCTGTCTCACTACCATCTGATAGATTATGAGCAGCTGCTTCTGTACCTGCGTATTCTAAACCTAAGCTAGCTGTGCTAGTAGTGTCTGCAACTAATCCACCTGAAGCATCAAACACTGTGTCTGCTAAAAATGTAATAGCTACAAAAACCTTACCTGTTGGAGGACTTGCAGCTCCTGAAGCGTCTAAAAATAAAGAACCTAGTTGTCCAAAGCTGTACGCCGTGTCTTGTGTTATCGCCATTTTATTTTGTTTTTTCGTTTTTATTTGAACTTCCACCGAAGAAGAAGTCGATTATTGTATTTACTTTAGCGCTCATAGCGCCAAATATTGTTGATATAAAGCTAATCTCAAATTCACCTAGCTCTAAGCTTTTAGTAACAAAGTAATTAAACATTACAAATGTAATACCAAAATACGCTACTGTAAACAACGTTGCTAATACTTTTTGTATAATAGCATCGTCTTTATAAAGATCACGTGCAGATTTACGATCTTCAACTTCTTTTGCAAAAGCTTCTTTTTCTGCTTCAAGCATTAGCTTTTTTATAGCTAGCTTTGCTGCGTCTCTTTCTTTATCTGTAGTTATTACTTTATCTAGTATACCTTCGGCGTTTTCAACTACTTTACCTAGTATACCTCCAAATATGTTACCCACCATATGCGTTTCCGTTATTTGCTTCTTTTTCCCAAGGAAAGTTACCGTCACCAGCTTCTTTAGCTACACCATCAACGATTATCATATCTTTACCGTCCATTGTAACTCTTGGGTATGTGTTACCGTTCCATTGTACAAAGTTATCGCCATAAGCTAATTTACCTATACGCATATCAGTTGAGTGTCTCATCTCGTGATTAATAACTTGTCTTTCCACTTCACTACCAGGCTCTATGTCATTACTAATATAAATGCTACCATCCATATTAGCTTCACCCATAACGCCTTCTTCTAAATCTTTTCTTATAACAGGTGTTCCAGGCACAGATGCGTCTGCATCTCCAGCTTCTTGACCAAACCTCATCTTCTTGGAAATTTGTCCGTTTACTGCTATTGGTGTTCTACCTTTACCTAGTTTAAAGCTCATTACCTGTCTTTGTCTTTTATCATATCATCTATAGCTTTATTATAAACTTTATCTGTATATGATTTGTTATTATAGAACACGCTTCTCTCTGACGTAGGCATATCTTCTTCGCCTAGTAGTATTCTATATATTCTGCTTATTATTTGGCCGCATTTAAATGATGTTTTAAACACAGAGTACTTTATTGTAGTTCTGTTTCTGTGTCGCCATACTTCTATCCAGCCTTCTTTTCTTAGTTTATCCCAACGCTTCTTGTCCCAGCTCATGGTATAAGTACCATCGATAAACTCTTGTCTTGTAAACCGTTTCTTGCAGTCTAAGTATATTAGCAATTCAAGTTCGGCATCTGTTAACCCGTAAGTCTTACAGACCCACTTTCTAGTGAGCCTGTAATACTTTAGGATTTGTAATTCACGTAAATCGTGACTAGTTAATCTCATTCAAGATTAGTCAGCGTTTTCTACGTGGAATACTGTCGCTCCAGTTACACCAACAATATCAGTTGTTGGATCGTTAGCTGGCTTGTCAGCATAGCCGTCAAATAGAGTAATAAACCCTACGTCGTGCGGATGACCTTTCATTGCAGCAACTAAATTTCTCATAACTGCTTTTTGACCATACTGAGCACAAGCTAAAACAATAACATCAACGTTATCACCCTGAACATCATCAGCGTCACCACCAGATCCAGTAGAAGCTTTAGGAGTAAAGAATAAAGACAACGCATCGTCATCGTCAGTTACGGCGCCTTTTTGATCTGAAGTACCAGCACACATTCCTCTGAAAGAACTTGCAGGGTAGACTGTTGATCCCGTAGCTTCATCATCTTCAGTAGCAGTTGCGCCACCTACTCTTACATAAAAATACTTTTCCATTTTTAAAATTTTTAATGATTAATAAATAATTTGTTTGTCGTTTGTGTTTTGTGGATTATTGTTTGTGGTTTAGGTTTAATCAATTAATACAACGTCCATTTGTTTGATAACGCCGTAAAAATTATCTCTATGCTGAATACCATGTCCAGCGTGTTTATCGTAATAAACCACATCGCCTTCGTTAATACCTTCTACAAGGTTGCCAGTTGATATGACTTTTGCTTTTAAATATCTATTATCCTCATTGACCTCGTCAGTAAGGATTAATCCACCAACCTTTTTAAGCTCTTGTTTAATTGGCTCAATTACTAAATAATGATTAACTGCTTTCATTTACTCGTATGTTTGAAATTACACAGTCAGCGGATATAATAGTAGTTACAACAGATACAGCGTTTTTAAGAGCTGTCTTAGTAACTAGTACAGGATCAATGATACCTTCTTCTATCATATTTACAAACTCACCATTAATTACATTTATGCCTTCACCTTCTTCTTGTGGTAGATCAATGTTAGTTGGTATGCCAGCGTTATCTAGTATAGTAGCTATAGGTGCTAGTATCGATGCTAAGAGTATTTCTTCGCCCACGTTAGTGGGTGAGATTTTTGTAGAAGCATTAAAGAGTGCTACGCCGCCTCCTGGTACTATACCTTCTTTCAACGCTGCTTTAGTCGCGTATATTGCGTCTTCAACCCTATCCTTCTTTTCTTTGAGCTCGACTTTAGAGTCAGCACCCACTTTGATGATACCAACTGAACCCGATAGCATAGACAGTCTTTCTTCCAGCTTCTTTTTAAGGAAACCACTTTTTTCGTCTGCAATGAGTTTTGCGACTTGATCAATCCTATCTTCAACGTCTACTTCTTCTAATGTTGTTATTACTGTGTTACTGCTGTCTGTAGAAGCATATTCTGCTTCTCCTAGTATATCTAAGGTTATACCGTCTAAATCATCTCCTAGCTCTTCATTTATAACCGTAGCGCCTGTTAAAGCAGCTAAGTCTTCACATGAATCTTTTTTAGTAGGGCCAAAGCCAGGTAAGTCGATAATGTTAACTTTAATATTACCTTTTACTTTATTCATCAAAAGCGCAGATTTAACTTGTGTTGATACTGGAGCTACTATAAGTAAAGATCTGTTTTGCTTAATAACATGCTCTAATATACCTTGTATCTTACGTACATTAGGTATTTCAGACATGCATATCAATATTAACGGCGTGTCTAGCTCTGCTTTTTGCTTTTCTTGATTAGTAGTAAAGTGAGGAGAGGTTAAAGGTGAGTCAAACTGTACGCCATCAACAACTTCTACGTAAGTTTCTTCAGTTTCTGACGTTTCCATCAGCACTACACCGTCTTTTCCTACGCTTTTATACGCTTCCGCGATAATTTTACCTAAAACAGCGTCATTATTGCACGAAATAGTAGCTACTTGCTCTAACTTATCATCAGTGACGTCAATTTTAACGCTATTTAAGTAGTCGTTAACCTTTTTTAAGCCACTAGCAATGCCGTCTTTGACTTCTCTTAGCTCACAATCGCTATATTCGTCTGAATTTACTGTTTTTAGTAGCGCTTCTGCTAATACAGTCGCCGTAGTAGTGCCGTCACCGGCTTCGCGCACTGTGTTTCTGGCTGCTTCTTTGAGTAATGTAGCACCCATGTTTTCAACCGGATCATATAAGACTACGCTTTCCGCAACGGTTACACCATCTTTTGTTATGACCGGGTTGCCTCTAGCGTCTTCATATATGACACATTTGCCAGAGGCGCCTAATGTAGACTTGACAGCTTTGGCAAGCTTGTCTACACCGGCGGTTATTCTTGATTTTGCGTTATCGCCAAAGTTTAATTCTTTGACAATCTCGCTTGGTAGATTGTACTCCATGGTATTAGATTAAATTTAATTAAATTAAGATTATTTTTCAAATGTTTTTACAACCTTTGGCCCTTTAGTGGCTTCAAGTTTCTTGCTAAAATGCTCTACACTTCCGTCTATAGCTTTTTCAGCGCCTTCTAATGTCTCACGTCTTGTAACGTCAGCCCATTGATCAGGTTTGTCTGGATAAGTAACTTCCGTTTGGTAGTAACCGTTTGGTAGTTGGGTAATTCTCCAGTTTGATTTAGTAGATAAATGCTCCCATTGTTGTTTGGTGTTGTCATCTACTTTTGAACCTCCGTGGGTCCATGTGTTCGATTTGTAATACAAATACGTCATTGTTTAATTGGTTTTAGTTATTATTGGTTAACGGTCTTTCCGTTAAATTATCAAGTGCCCATGCGACCGAACTTACTTGCTTTAGCTTTTAAACGGCCAGTAACACTTCTATTTTGTCTTTTCTTTTTATTAGCTTCGTTAGCTTTTCTTTTAGCTCCAGTTCCAACTACTCTTGATAAAAACTTACCGACTTTAGTCTTAGCTTTTGGCTTAGCTACAGTTACAGTCTTCATTGTTTTTTTAGTGTCTGTAGGTTTTTTAGGTACTATTGTAGGCTTTTTAGGCTCTACTCTTTTTACGTTTTTGTTTTTTTGCTTAGCATTATAAAGTTTAGCGTCGTTTATAAACTCTGCTTTTCCAAACTCATCGTCTGTATAAACAGTACCGCCTCGAGCCATATTGTCTTTAAACTTGCCTCTCTCTGACTCGTAAGACTCCATGTTATCCCAAGCCTCTTCGTATGTAGGCTTGTCTTTTCGCATTGGTGAACCTGCAGCTTTAGCTAATTTAGCTATTGAAGGATTCTTCATTTTAAATCCTGATCTTTTCATTTTTTATATTTATTTTGTAAAGAAATAATTTTTAATTTTATCGCGAACTTTACCACGAATTTTTCCTAAATACTTATTACCAATACTATTAATAGGCAACGTGTCATATTGAAATTGAGTTAGTCCCTTAACAGTACCTGGCTTTGGCGGCTGAGGTGGCTTAGGTCTATTGTCTTTAGCTTTTTTAGATATTTTACTAGTAATGGTAGCCTTCATCGTTGGCTTATCAGCTCTCTTAAGTCTGCTTTGTGGCTTGTCAGCTCTTTTAAGTCTGCTTTGTGGCGTACCCGCAGATTTAGCTAGCTTAACCATAGAAGCGTTCTTCATTTTAAATCCTGATTTTTTCATCTTTTTGTAATTATCTCTCACCGTGCTTCCACACGTTTCTATTATTTTTTCTACTCATCTTAACTACAGATCCGTCAGACTTGTGATGTAGATCGTATTCAGATGATTGACCTATTCTCTGATTCTCTGCTTTACGGGCTCTACGCTTAGGAGTCATAGCAGCAGCTATATCTCTGCGTTTCTTAGCAGCCGCAGCCTTAGGCGATAACTTTTGTTTTAATTTAATCGGTGAACCCATACGAATATTATTACATGAGATATATAGAAGTTTAGTGCAACATATACATATATAAGCATAGCGCCGATTTGCAAAGCCAAATGTTTTTGCCCAGCCCCGCCTTGTTATATACGTTTTTGCATTACGTTTTTGCATTTACCTAAGCACAAACTTACTACGACTAGTTTTGATAATACATTTGCGATAGAAGTTTTAGGTAACGGCCGCCCGCCAGGGCGCCTTTATGTATAGCAACCGCCACGCTCACAAACTTATTACGACTTTGATCGATAATAATACCGTAAACAAATTATAAACCTTAATAATAAAATTATGAACGAGAGATTATATAACGAATTATTTGAAATAATAATCGAATTGTACGACGGAATGGGAATCGATAACGACGACGACTTCAACGATTTTTTAAACGATCGAACGTACGATCTGGTCACAAACTAAAAACGACCTAACCAGATAATATAACTATAAATAAATTAATAACTTTAAATTAAATATTATGTCAACACTAGTAACAAAAAGATTCGTAATGAGAAAGTCACTAATTGGTAACAACACAATCATCACTTTCACTAACAAGAAAAATGAAACGTATACGTATGATCATGATGCTGTGTACTCTGCAAATCAAGAAAAACTAAGTAACATGGACTGCTGGCACAAGTATGGTAACTACACTAACAGTAACAACTTACCAACATGGGCTAGAGAACATCAAGTGGAGACTAAATAGTCTCTGCTTAATATCGCCGCCCGCAAGGGCGGTGTATAGCACTTGCTGTATAGCATTTTTGCTTCAATCCACCACACAAACTTATTACGACATATTCAGATAATATAACTGTAACTAAAATAAATAATTAATACTAAAATTAAATTACTATGTCAAAATTAAATTCTATTACTACTAAAAGATTTGTTATTAGAAAAACTCTAATCGGTACTGACACTAACATTACCTTCACTAACAAAAAAGGTGAAACATATACTTACAACCATGATGAAGTATATTCTACCTTCCAAGAAAGATTCGAGTCGATGCCTTGTTTCCAACAATATGGTAACTACACTAATAGTAACGCGGTGCCTGCCTTCGCTCGACACCTATCACTAACTAAATAAAAACAGTGACACAAGGTAGTTACTCTTATTAGTTTAACTACCTACTGTCACACTTTTGTAAATGTAATTTCATTACTCATTGAGAGATAGTGTACAATACCCTATACATATATTTTAAGTGATAAACAATACAACTACTTTTACAAACTGAAAACGACTACCTACAGATAATAAAACTGTAATCAAAATAAATATTAACCTTTAAATTATTATACCTTGTCTAATACTATTAAAAATACTCAAATTAAAATTCTTAAATTAAATAATTCAACTTATTTACCTTATCAATTACACCAACTACCAAAGTTCTTTGACCGTTCTAAAACAGACTTCTTTAACCATAAAGGTTACTGTTATATAAACTTAAACGACCACTCTGACTCGTTTGACTTACAAAACTTCAAGAACAGACTAACATTTAATAAAGATATTCACTCTACCTTAAAAAGGTAAACAAATTAAATACGACCACTAACAGATAATATAACTGAACTTAAATTAAATAATATGTTGAAGAAAATAGAGAATGAAATAGTAAGTGAAACAGTAGATACTCTACTAGATAAAGTATATGAATCACTAGAATATTACATGTATGAGTCTGGTAACTATGATGAGTCAGATGATGAATTCATGAAAGACTACGAGGCAATGGAACTAGAAGTAGTAAAAGAATTATATAACAGAATAAAGAACAAGTAATATGACTATACAAGAACTATCAGAACAGATACAAATCCACGACCATCACCATGCGATGAGTGATGACAATAGAGTATACTTACGTGGTCGCACTCACTATGAACTAATACATAAAGAACTAAAGAAACATTTCGTTAAAACTAGTGATAGATGTAAGTTCTGGAACAACAACACACCTGAGTACAATCACTACAAAAAAGATTACATTAACAAATTAATAGAACAAGGAGATTAACTATGACTAAATTTGAATACACCAAAATTGACAATGTAGTACTTGATGGTATTCACCACTGGGACTACCCTGATTACTGCGATGCCTTCATTGACAGTGCAGACTATGACGGTAAAGAAATGACTGACGAACAACTCGATGACCTCAATGAAGATTACGAGTTAATACACCAACTAGTGTGGGATAACTTACACTAAATAATAATATTATGAAACTAAGAAAACCCAAAGCAAACTTCTTTGAAGTTGTAGAGAACATCGCCATGATAGGTGGCTTTGTGTGTATTGTATTACTAGTAATTATAAACCTATTTAGATGATAGAGTACGTTAAAATAGCACTCATTGTATTAGTATGCGCCTCAACATTTGTATACTTAGATATTAAAGCAAATCAAAGAAGATGACACCAGTAGACTTAACTGTATACTTAATAATATATTACTTTATTGTAGCACTCAAGCGGCAAATCTACGACTAGTCGCTTGCTATACACGGCACAACTAT